ACGTTGAATTTCAATCCAACGCTGCTGCTTGGGTTCGCTGCCAGGTTGAGGAGTTTTACCGTAAACACCATGAAGCGCCACATGATGAGGATTACATAGGGTGTAAACCTGCTCATATAACTCTTGACGATGGCTATCAATAAACTCATCCCTAACAGCTAAAATTCCCTCATCAGTTGAAATATCATATCCCATTTTCTGTGACCAGCGTTCTAGTAGTAGTGTTACGCTGTGAAGATGGTGCAATTCCAAGTCTTGATTTGTTTTACAGATATAGCAGTGATCTTGCTTTTCGTAAGCTGACTTGGCCTTATCTCTAACGTGTTTAACGGGTATACGTTTATTTGTATTTTTTGCCATTTACTTTAATGAACTACGTAGCATCCTTGAATGCTTTTTGTGTGCATCTTGACGATCTGCTAGGAAGTTTGATAGTCCATGATCGCCAAATTCTTCTGCAACCATAAATAACTGTTGAAATTTCATTGCCATCATGTCTGAATCTAGGAGTAGCTCTTGTAGCAAACCTTTCCAGTCGCCTGGAGCATTTTCATCTTGAATATAGGTTAACTGCAAAAACTGTGACAAGCTAGCAGGTGTAACAATTTGTAGCGCACGCAGCTCTTCGGCATAGATATCAATGGACTCTAAAACTTCATTATAAATACGCTCTAACATTAAGTGTAGTTGGTAAAAAGGTTCGCCTTCTACATTCCAGTGGAAATTAGCAGCTTTTAAGTAAAAGCTAAACTCACTGGCAAAAACGCGCTTAAGTTCTAGGTAGTATTCTGTTTTGTCCATTTTTTCACCACTATGGTATTATTATTTCATATTGTACACCAAAGGCACCATATGGTCAACGTGAAAATTTTATATTGCTGGTTTTTACTACCAATTACTTTTTAGTTCCTAAAAAGTATAAATCACTAATACCAGAATAATACTCAAATCTAAAGTCAGAAAAAATTTCTTCAAGGTTCCAGTTAACTGCAAAATCTTTTACTGTAAGATTTTTATAGTAGTCTATATCAGAAGTATGTGGACTATCGCTAGGACTGGTCCGATTAGTACCATGCTCTGGTCTGCCCGTACTTGCTACTGTTACAATAACAAGTCCGCCTGAAATAGTCAAATCAATCATATTTTGAAATGTTTCTTGCCAGCGAGGATTGTGCTCAAAACATTCTGTGCTTACTGTAACATCAAATAAAACTTCAGACTTATATTCAGAACCGCAACAAACTACATCAACTCCAGGGCCGGGCCCTACGTCTATGCCAGTATAGTCACAGTTTGTAAAATAGTCTCGGATTGTTCCGTTAATATTTAAGCTACCTATTTCCAATACTCTACTACTTGAAAAATACTGGGGAAAACAGGTACTTAGATTTTTAATAAACGTGGTTTGTTGGGGGTGTGCCATTATAGGGTATAAGTATATAAGGCATAGCGTATTGCATCTGCCATGTGTGAAAATTTATCATGTACTGGTTTTTCGCGGGCAAGTGTTTCACGACTATCCCAACGATACTGGTCCATAACGTCTAGTACGTTTGTGCAGTGTGGTGCTACTTTCAATCTGCCAGTTTCTACTAGTGTCTGCACATAAGCAATACCTGGTAGTATATCTTTTTTGGCTTTAGTAGTTGAAATGTTATAAGTATAGGCAAGGTCACCAGCAAATTGTGCAGCTGCACTATCAATAAACACCACTTCTACCTGCCACTTGTCTAAGTACTCACGAAATGCTGTGGCATGCTTGTCAGTAGTAGCTTCGCTTTTCAAGTACTCATCTACGATATGAAACTGGTCACTAACAGGATTATAACTAATAACCACGAAAGCAGTAGCATCACGATAGCCGGGATCACAGCCAGCAATGTATTCGCAACCGTCTTGATGTTCATATTCTAGTACTCCCACTTCGCGGTTAAAACTGTAGATCTGACCCTCAAACACATTAAAGCTAGCCAAGTATTCTTGTTCAAACTCAGCTTTGCTCATACTGCGACGTGCTTCCTGCACATCCGATTCAGCCATGCGACTATTCTCAGTATAGTCTGCTTGGATACTACACCACTCTGGGTAGTCGTTGCTAAACCCACGCTGGTAAAATCTACTAAACCAATTTTGCTGGCCGCGAGGTGTACTAATAAAAATAGCTTTTGAATTAGGTCTGTCTAGCGTAGGACGCAGTTGCACATTAAATGCCGATTCACCATCATCGCCTAGTGCAGCCTCGTCAAATAGGATAATTTGATAGCTGCGTCCAACTGTGGAGTCCACTGTACTTAATGAACCCATACGGATAGTGCTGCCATTTGACAACTCTACCACTTTGTCCTTTAAGTTATCACGCTCTACTTCTAGGTCAAAATGCCTGATAAACTTACGTTGCAGTTCAAATGAAATTGAGCTCAAGTTATAGTTAGGTGATATAATCAGCACATTGCAACCCGGAACTAGTGACACCAGCTGTGCAATAATATTGGCAATATAAGTTTTGCCCAATCGCCTAGCCAATGCAGCGCAAACAAACCTGTACTTAGGATTGTTAATGGCATTAATAAGTGCAATCTGTGGACGATTCATGGTGTCCCAAGCACCTAACAACTTCAAGTAGTTTTCAATCGGCAGTTTAATAAATCTGGTTTCTACAGGAAACTCAGTAATCTCATCGCGGTCTACATCGTCTCGGCTAACTTTAAGCACTGTCTTTTTTCCTGTTAATTTCTTGTTCAGCAATTGCCCGTTCAAGTTCTACTAGTCTACCACGTAGTTGTAAAACTACTCTGGTCTTTTCATGTAGCCTGATTAAGTCGTTGTCTAAAACACGTATGCGGTCTATTAGTTTTACTAGTGTTTGATTAGCAATACTTAGCACAGGTTTAATATCTCTGGTTACCCAAGTCCACACATAGTATACTAAGTAACCCATGCCTAAGGCTGCTAGTATAGGAAAGCCATATCGGTTTACGATTTCTATCATATCCATTAGTCTTTCCTTATATCTTTTGGCTCACTACGAGCAATACGAATATAGTCTGGACTTAAACCTAGTGCATAGCTAATTTGTGCATCTACTCGTTGTAGTTCATCAGTCATGGTATCAATACGCTGATCTAGGCTAGCAGTAATTTGTGATAGGCCATTAACGCTGCTGGTTACTCCAGCTAAGATAAACTTTAGGGTTAAAAACACAAAGTATCCTGATGCAATAGCCGCAGTAATAGGAAAACCTACTTCGCTAATTAGCTTTACAATATCTAAGTCCATAATAACACCTATAGTTTATCGCCTAAGAGCTTTGAAATCAATGCTCCATACTTGGTTCCGTCTCCGCCTTCATTGATTTGGACATTTACTTGCGACTTAGGTCCAGCGCGTTCACTACGCAACTTTTCCAGTTGAATTTCACGGTCTAGCAATTCCATTGACATTTTATGCGATAGTGCTAATAATTCAGCAATGTCTTTGTTCGACCCTACGTCCGCCTCTTCCATCTCACGAAACTTGCGCTTCAACACGGCGTCCATAGCAGCGCGCATTTTAAAACGGTTGTTAAACCATAAGTCAAAGAATACTTGGTTAATATAGGCTTTGACTTCTCTACGGCCTAAAATGTTTGAAACACTCTCCACCGGCATTGCTAGATTATCCGCCACAGCACGTGCGTCTTGGCACTGCAAGTAGCAATTAGCCACTTCCAGCGCTTCTGGTGATATGTTAAGTACCTCGGCAGGTGCTGTGGTTGGGGTTAGGTTCATTTCTTTAACTTTTCTTCTAGTATACTAATGTGTTCATGATTTTGATGAATCATGTCACGATTTGTTTGAATTTCGCGTTCCAAATCCTGACGCAGTTTTTCGCGTGCCAACTCAGCTCCACTATTAGTAGCCTGCTTGTTGTCGCTGGTTACCACTAGTGAAATTTTGCCGTTTAAAATGGTAACGTCGTGCTGCAAGTTTTGTAGCGCAGTCATTAAGTAAACTACGCAGGTGAATAAGAGTGGTAATAGTGCAAAAGTAAGTTTTTCAATTAGCTGGCCTTTGGCGTGTGCTTCTTCTAATTTCTGTTCCGACATTATAGTCTCCTAACAAGGTTATATTCAAATATCTGCCAACACTTTTCCCAAGACCAGCGGTAGCTGCCAACTACTACCAAACGTCTGGGAATTGCCAATGCACGCACCACTGCTTGTTTCAAGTCAGCACTAACGGCACCAGTACGACCACATTCAATTACGTCTTTGGGACCACAAACTGGATAACCAGCAACTGGTGTGCCACAGGCCATAGCCTCAATCATTACTATACCAAAAGTATCCCAACGGCTGGTAAATACTAGGCAGTCTGCGGTACGGTAGTAATTAGCCAGTTCTTCGCCGGTTTTCATACCCACAAATTTCACCTCAGGGTATTTACTAGCCAAGTACTTTAATTGCGGGCCGTCACCAACCACAATCTTTTTAGCACCCAAGTAGTCCAGTTTGCAAAAGTCTTCGCAGTTCTTTTCCGGTGCTACTCTACCAACCCATAACAGTGTAGGCATGCTGGCCTCACTACCTAAACCACTATAAAACTGTTGGCGATCTACACCTCGAGTCCA